ATACTAACAGTACAAACAAGAACAATGATGGTTCTGAAAAAGGAAAGGCTAAATCTAAGTATGCTTTAGTAATACAAAGAATAACAGGAGCTAATCAATACATAGACGTTGCTAATATCTGCATACGCCCAGACAAGAGAGCTATGGTAGAGAAGGCTGCTTTGTGGTTATGTATGTACTATAATAAATTTGGAGGGCTTAGAGCTTATCCAGAGAGGAACGCAAGTGCTGGTAGTACTATTTCAGATTTATTTGAGACCGAGGGGCAGCAAAGATTATTAATTCGTCAGCTAACAAAACACAATACAGAAAAGCTATTAGAAAAATCTACTAATGCGTACGGAATCTATATCGATGGAAATAATAAGGTGTATAGAACTTCTGTAATGAATAAGTACTTAAGACTGTACGGACATCAAATCAATTCATTAAGAATAGTTCAAGACTTACTAATCTATGGTTCAGCTAACTCCGATTTAAGTGATGCTTACGGAGTAGGATGTATGGCGTGTGGAAACTTCGACCCAGAGACTCAGCAAGAAGTTAAAAAGAAGACAAGGAGACCTACTATACTTAGTAAAATAGAAAATGGCGTAACTATTTGGTACGAACTAGAGAGTGGTAAACCTATAGAAGCCTAAAAAAATTTTGTAATTCATTTAAATATGTTAATTTTGTAGTATATATGCAATTAGATATTAATACATACCCTGCGGTTCAACCCTTACAAACAGTTGAAAACGAAAAGTGGGATGACGAAAATTACTGGAGACAGAATGTTCGTTGGGTTTGTTCTATGTATAATCAATTGGTAGTAACACCTCAATTAATTGGACTTCCTAACCAAGACCCTTTTTACGGTCTTCAGAACAGATATGTTCCACAATATGTAAAGTACGCTAGATACGTTTTTGGATGGCAGTACGGAACTTCTTACGAGCTAACAGCAAAGGACGGAAACAACAACAATACTCAAATTCCTTTGTATAGAGGTAAGGATATTATTGCCTTATTTAATTACTTTAGAGGCAAGTTCGGATATTTAATTAAACCTATTCCAGATATTATGCAGGCTGGATGTATAGCTGGCGATGCTTTAAGCAGAAAGACTACAGAAAAGAATGTAATGAAGTACATGATGGACGGTAGAAACTTCTTAAAACAACAACAACTATTAGGCAACATTCAAGTAGAGGCAGGAACAGATTTAGACATTACAGACGAACAAGATATAGAGGCTCTATACACAAACTTCGTAGAGGCAAGTGAGAAGACTTATGTTAAGTTTGGTAAGAGTTTCTACATCTCAAACGAGTGCTACGACCAATTTATAAAAGGAGCTCAATACTGTTTTATCGGAGGAAGAGCAACATCATTCATCACAGAAAGAAATGGTAAGGTATATATGGATTTAGTTCCACCTGAGTACGCTGTTGTTGACATGAATAAGAATGATGACCAACATAGAGATGATGATTATGCTGGACAAATTAAACCATATTCAGTATCTGATGTTGTTTCTAAATGGAAGTTAACTCAAGAAGAGGCTGAAGACCTTGAAAGAATTGCAAGAGATGGAACAAGTCAAGCCCCTTATGTAACAGGATGGGTTAACTTTAACTGGTACAGTAATTATAATGGTGTGCCTAAAGTTTGGGTAGCAGAAAAAGTACAGTGGCAATCAATTACTTATGTTGACAAAGTCCCTGTATCTTGCATAAGAGAGGCTACATTAATTGGTAATAAGTACTTAAAAGACCAAAAGATTGTTCCTAACTCTATATTAGACAAAAGAGATAAAAGAAGAAAGAGATTGAGCTATATTACTTGTACTCCTAATACAATTCTAGGTGCAAACCAAGGTGTAATTGGTATGGTAAGTGATATGCAGGATATTAAGGATAGTTTAATTACTATGATGCTTAACTCTGTAGCTAGAAGTATAGGCAAAGCAATATATATTGACACAGCTCAACTTCCTGAGGGAATGAGAAGTCCTGAGTTTTTATCACAGCTAAAACAAAATGGTGTGATTGCAGCTAACAGGTCTGAAATTGATGCTGACCAGAAAATGAACCCTCTAATCGAGGTAATGGACTTAACACTAGACCCTAATATTAACTCACTCTTAAATCAAGTAGCGTACTTTGACAATGCAATAGCAGATGTTTTAAATATGCCTAAGAATGTAAGACTAGGAAGCGGTTCATATCAATCAGAAGGACAGAGAACTAGTAACGCTGAGAATAGTGATACAGGTAATCAGTGGTTGTACGGAAGTTTAACTAAGTGGATTGAGAATAATATAGAATTTGCTGCTGACTTATGGATTAAGATAGCTGCCGAGGGTGGTGAAGACATAGCTGTTATGGTAGGTGATACTATGGCTGAGATGCTAACCAATAAAGAAATTCAAGACTGTTACGATAGTGACTATAAGATGTACTTAAACTTTGACAATACCGTAACTCAAGAAGCCAAGGTAACCTTACAAGGAATGGCAGTACAAGAGGCTGGTGTTAACCCTGATGCTAAGTTAGAGTTCTTAAATATATTAGAACTTAAAACTATTTCTGGAATGAAGAGCTACTTACAGAACGAGAAACGTAAGAGACAACAAAGAGAAGACGCAGCTATCAGACAACAGCAAGAAGCAGCAGCGGCTAACTCACAGATGCAGGCAGAAGCTCAACAGAACATAGCAGCACAGCAAGCAAATGCTTCTCTAGAGAATTCAGCAATGAATAACAATGCGAAGCAAGAGGAGATGATGTTGCAGAATGAAATGAATAATGCACAACCACCACAACAATAGAAAAAATAAAAACACACAAATAAATAATAAATAAAAAAAAAACAATGGATAAGAAAGCACACGTTGAAGTCTACAAACTTCGCACAATTGAGAGATGTGAGACATCGCCTCAAATTAAGTTAATGAGTATGAACAACTCAAAAAATATGTATGAATACCTAGCTAATATTGATGGTACATATCAATCTTTTTTAGGCTTCCCACAGGAAGAGCATTTGAGAGAAATTGTTGCATTCTACCCTAATATGCCAACAGACCAAAAAGGTTCTAGGTACATTTGGGAATACAGTTTAGAGGTTGCTACAGATGAATACTTGTTATTCTTAGAGCAAAATCCTACAGTAGACAGATTAAGCGTTGTAAATTACAAGAATAATAAGTCTATAGTTCAGTTATTAAAGAGCCACAGACAAGTTATTTGGAAAGATGGCGGAAGAGAAAATAAGAATAACAATATTAAGAGTGACGTAGTTATTTTTGAATTAGTTAATACAACTGAAATTACAAGTGTAAAAACTAAATTAGAGAAGTTAGCTATCGAGGCAAGTGCTAAAATTAACTTCTGGAGCGAGTTTGATAGTAAAACTTATTTAAACTTCTGTTACTTATGGGGTGTTCAAGGAATTGAGACTTTTACAAAAGAAGCTTTATTTAGTTCTATGATTAATAGCGTAAAAAGTAATTTGGATAAGTATAGAGAAGTAATAGGTTGGTTAGATAACGAAACTAGAATCTATATCAGTATGGGTCTAGCTACCTTATTAAAAGATGAGAGCAAGAAGACTATCATAACAAAAGATGGTAATTACTATACCTTTAATAAGGAGTTAGCAGGAGTTACTATAGACGAGGTAGTTAATTACTTTACTACTCATCCTCAATCATATAGGTTATTAAAGAACTTATTAGATGTTAAGGATAATATAGATGTTGAATTGCCTAGCGCACCAAAAGTGTCAATGGACAAGAACGAAATAACTCCAGCTATTTCACTTGCTGAACAGGAAAAAGAAAAGGAGAAGCACATTGCTGAAATTGAGCGTAAGTTAACTCAAGTAAAAGAAGGCAAGAATGTAATGGGTGAGAAAGAAAAAGGAAGATTTCCTTTGATAGATAACGTGTTGATTACCACTACAGACGTGTTGGCTCAATTGGCTAGTACTGAAATAGTTGTTAAACATGGCTTACAAACTCATTACTGGGCTAAAGCAAAAGAATACAAACTAACAAATTAAAAAATAAAAAATGAATAACGAGATAGGTTTATTTGACACGATAAGTGCGGATTATATAGTAGCAGGTGTAAAGATGGAGTTAGACTTGACTTCAACTACTACCCAAGACTTTTACTTAGAAAATAAAGTAAATGAGGGGATAGGAGCTTTACGCAGTGCATACACATTAATTCCAAGTATTGCTGTATTAAATATAGACCCTGATACGTTTTCAGCAAAACTACCTAAAGGCTTTGTTAGGCTAGTAGGTAAGAACTCAGTAAGAATATTAGATAACACAAGGAATCAGAGTGACAATGGGACGGTTGTATTAGGTACGACCTCTCCCATTGGTAACTCGAACGGTTTCTTTAAGGGAGATTTAGCTATTAACTTTACCGCACAGGTAGTTGATGGTTACTTGTACTTTGGTAGTGCTATTACACAGACAATGTGTGAAATAAGTTATATTGGAACGAACATAGATGCAAACGGAGAATTAAAGATACCAGCCTTGGCTTACAGACCTTTATTAGCTTTTGTTTGTTCTGAATGGCTATTTAAAAACAATGACCCTAAGAGTCAAAAATGGGATTTAAGATGGAAGCAAGGTAAGAGCTGGTTCAAGGGAATAATGGCTCAACCTGATGCTATGGAAGCACAATTATTAGGATACATGAATAACCATATGCCTACCTACGGTCAAGGCGGTTATTGGATGTTCTAAAGCTTTAAGAAATTATTTTTATATCTAGTAAGGCTTCCTTTTATTATGGAGGTCTTATCTAAACCTAGAAGAGCACATAACTCAAATAGCTCTACAACCTCACGTTGGGTACACCTAAAATTTATTATGGAACTTCCGTTCTTAGAGTTATTAAGAACCTTGATGCATTGCTCACTTAATTTTTGACTAGGGAGGTTTGCAATTCTCTCTAACAACCTAATATCTATCGTTTTATCCATTAAATGTTTTACCTATATGTAAAACACAAAGGTAGTTATAATTTTATATAAACAAATATAAATATAATCTTTGCAAGAGAAAAAAACATTAATACAATAAACATTATGGAAGAAAGAGTATTAGACGCAATGGAGCAGTTGCGCCATGACGAGCTAAATGCAGCACTAGGTGGTGTAAAGAAGCAAGAAGAACAAGACGCAGCAACTGAGTTATTAAACTCACAGAATGCAGAAGCAGAACAAAAAAGATTAGACGCAGTAGCAGCTGAAAACTCAGAAGAAGATAAAACTGATGAATCAGCAGCAGAAGAAGTCGTAGAATTATCGTTCATTGAAAAATTAAATGCAGACCCAGCAGTAGAAGCTACTGAAACTGAAAATGTATCTGAATCTATTAAAGCTCAATTAGAGGCTTACGAAGCACTAAAGAAGCAAGTAGAAGAGCAAGAGAACTCAGACGTAGCTAAATTACTAAAGAGTGGTTTAACATTACAACAAATTGCAGATGGCATAAAGAAGATAGATTACTCTAGCCACTCTATAGAAGACTTAATAAAGTTAGAACTAGAGAAGGAAGGAATAACAGGAGACGACTTAGAAACAGCTCTAGACGAAGAAGTTTCTAATTACAACTCACTATCAATATTAGCAAGAGCAAAGTATGATTCAGCTTTAAAGGCTAATTATAAATCAGAAGTTGTAGTTGACGATGCAATAAAGCTATTAAACGACAAACTAAATGAGAATGCTAGTGTCTTAGACCCTAAACAAAAACAATTAGCGATTGAGGCAATGGCTAAAGAAGACTTAGGAGCTGTAGACCAAGTATTTGATACCTTAAGAAAGCAGAACTACGAAGTTAATAACGATGTAGTAGCAGCCATAAAAGAAAGATATAACCCTATAATGGCTGAGTTATATGTAACAAAAGAAGGTGGTTTTGACGTAAAGAAATTTATTGAAGAGAGCTACACTTTGAAGTATCATAAACAAGAAAAAGAATCGGCAGTAGCAGCCGCAGAGAAAAGAGCCTATGATAAGGCTAAAAAAGAATTTGCTAACCCCGATATGAGTAGTAGAGGTGGAGGAGCAACAGGAACTGGGAAGTCGGTTGAACAACAACTTGAAGAACAGGAAATGAAAAGATTTAAAGGACAATAATAACAACAAAAACAAATAATAATAAATAAAAAAAACAATGAGTAATCAAACAATTATCAATGGTAATACCTCAAGTGTCAATATTTTTGATGCTTTGAATTTAACTCCACGTCAAATTGAACGCCAAACTGTTATGACACAGCCTGCGTACGCAATGGGACAAGCTAAAATTCCTTTAGCTATGAGCAACTACGGTGAATCATCAGCTTTCAAATCTGGTTCTAGAACTTGGGATATCCCTCGTATGAACAACCAATTCAAAAAGGCTAATGTTCAAAGTGCTACAGGTTCAGGAACTTCTGTATTACAAGTAACTTTAACTGACCCTATTTTTAGTGCAATCCCTGCTGGAACTTTAGTTCAAGACCCTACAAGTGGTACTTACGCTACAGTATCTAACACAGCTAACGGTCAATTAACTTTAGTTTATGATACAAACTCAAACTCTAGTGGAACTACTTTTGCTGCTACAGATTTTGCAACAGGTAACTTAATCTCTCCTAGAGGTGTAGTAGGTAATATTTCAACTCGTCAAGAGGTAGAAGGTACTTACACAATTCCAGAAGTTGATACTTACCAAATTGGTTCATGGGACAAAACTTGTACAATGTCTTTAGAGGAATTAAAAACTCAAACTTACATTGCTTCAGTTGATGGCACAGACTACTACGCTAAGAACAAACAATTAGAAGTATTAAACGAGTTCTACACTTCGTACTATGCTTTCTTATATTCTGATGCAAAAGGTGTAACTAGTGCTACTAGCCCTCGCTCTCCTTCTTTAATCAACCAAATCAAAACTTTTGCTCCTAACAACATCGTAATGAAGTCACAAGCTGACATCACATTATCAGAGTTCGAAAGCACTGCAAAAGAATTTGTTCGTAATGGTTCATTAAACTCAAACGAAATATTAGTATTTGGTGGTTTAGACTACTTATCTAATATGTACAACATCTTACGTCCTTACATCTTAACAGCTGGTAAAGACAACGTATTAGGTGGAGACTTAGTAAAAGGTTTAGACGTACAGTACTACCAAGCTTTTGGTTTAACTTTCAAATTCGTATTGGATATGTTTGTTGAAAACCAAAACATCTGGGGTAGAACTCGTACAAACTCAGCTATGTGGGTTGATGCTTCTAAAGTTCAATTACAAAACGGTTCTATGGCAGCTCCAATCTACAAAGTGTATAAAGCAGTAGACGGCTTACACGCTTGGAACATCAATGGCGGTAGCGATATCAACGGTAACTTGGTTAAAACAGGTTCTACTGGTCAGTTAGCTGCTTCTACTCAATTCCATATGGAAGGTTCTTATATCATTGCTAACCCTAAAGCAGCTTTATATCACTCATTTTAATTAATAATAATAGCACTTGGGTTCTTCCTGAGTGCTATTTAATCAAAAACATAAAAATAAATAATAAAAAAATAAAAAAATGATATCAAATATTTCAGTTTTAAATACAGTTAAGGACAATGCAGCAGACTTTTTTGTTGATGCAGACGGATTCCTTAACATTACAGGATGCCCTAAAATAAAGGCTAAAACAGCTAAGGTTAACACTACAGCTATTGTTGCATCAACTCCAGCTGTTAATACAGTTACTTTCACAGCAGTAAATAGCTACACTTATAACTTTAGGGTTACAGGTTACGATGCTACTAACACTTTAGTAACTTTAACTATGGCTTACACTTCTCCTTCTTCTGGAGCTACAGCAACTACAATTGCTACAGCTATAGCAGCTAGAATTAACGCTAGTCCTATTGCTGCTCAATTCGCATCAGTAGTAGGTGGTGCAACTTTAGTTTTAACAGGTACATCTGCTAACCCATTAATCTCTTTCCAAAACTTTAGTGCTGACCCTAATATTGCAGTAGTAATAACTACAGCTGGTATTGAAGCTCAAGGTTTAGGTTCAGATTTATTGCTTGCTTATGGTGGATTTGTAGGTGGAAGCTCAATTGTTGCAGCAAACTCTTACACTCAACACGAGATTACTTTAAACCCTGATATTATCAATGCTGGACAAGCTGCATACGAAACAGGTTTAACTACTTACATCGTATTGGTTAACGCTTCTGCTGTAACAGGCGGAATAGATAACGTAGCAATCAATATTGATTTAATCAACAATGCTAATTACGGTACAGTTGCATTATTAAAAGCTAATTACAGAGCAATAGTGGCTGACGGCTTGTCTAGCACAGCAGCAATAACAACTGGTGCGGCAATTACGTTAGCAGCAGCAGCAACTGCAACAGTAACAGGCTCTATCACAGGAACTACAATGACGGTTACTGCTGTAACAACTGCACTAATTGTAAAAGGTATGACAATAACTGGAACTGGAGTAACAGCAAGTACAGCTGTTCTAGGTCAGTTAACAGGAACAATAGGCGGTATAGGTACTTACTTAGTAGACAGAGCTTCATCGGCTACATCGACAACTTTAACAGGTACATCAGGTACAGCAGCAACAACAGCTAATTTGGGAGTTCAAAGTGGTGATTATTTTGTATCAACAACAGCATCAGCTACATTACCTTTCAATGCATTTACAAGTACAAAAGTAACTGGCGTAACTTCACTTACAGCAGGTTTTGGTACAGGAGTAACAGCAGCAGCAGCAACAACAGCTGTATTTAAATACATCGCAGTAAGAAATATTGCTAACTAGTATATAGTTAACATATAACAAGAAACTTTCCATGTGTTTTCTTCGCAATTAAGCCCCCTAAAAAGGGCTTTTTTGTTTTTATAAAAAAATAATAGTACAATATAAAAAATAAATATATTACATTTGTAGAAACAATATTAAAACAAAACAAAACAAAATGTCAAACATACCTTACCTAAGACAATTAGACGATAATTCAACAGTTATCGCAAAAGATTTAACAGCTATGGCTACGGCTTTATCTACAATACCTGCTTCATTTAATATTTATACTTTATATGAAAGTGGTGTAATTTATGATTTTGGGTCATCAAATGCACAATCACAAGTTCCGTATCCTATTACTTTTTCAAATGTAGTTGTAAATATAATTGGGCTTGGTGAACCAACTAGATATAAAAGTCTCACTTTAGGACAAAGAAGTATTGCTCAAATAAAAAATGCAAATTTATTGACAAATCTTGAAGATGTAGGAACTTTAAGCGCTTTAATTTTGCACTCAAATTCTTTAACTGCAATTGAAATAAATAGTTTATTTGCTCAACTTCCAAAAACAACTAAAACAGCTACTATAAATATTAGTAATAATTCTGGTACTGCAACTTGTAATACAAGTATAGCAACAAGTAAAGGATATACAGTAATAATTTAGTATGAAGTTATTTTCAGTAGCAATAGGAAATCAATATGAATTAGAATCAGAGCGTTTAAAGCGTACTATTTCTAATAATATTGAAGTTTTTACTAAAGCAAATAGAAAATATATTGAAATAAGTAGTGACCCTCTTATAAATGGGTTGTGGCATAAATGTAATTTTGCTAATTATATAGATAAAACTAAAGAACCTGTTGTTTTTATGGATGCTGATATGTTTACACTAACAAAAAATCCTTTTGAAACATTTAGTGTAAAAGAAAGTACTGAATTTGCTTATGTACCATACATAGGGAAATGGTATCTTCCTGATACTATTAGACAAGATGCTTTTGATTTTCATGGGCATAAGATTAATAGTGGTTTTATGTATTTTAAAAATTTAGAAATTGCTAAAGATATTTGTAATCAATGGCAATATGAATATCTTGAAAGAGAAAAATTATATAATGTTTATAAAGGGATTTCAAAAGATGAATATGACGAGTGGGCTTTAATGATAGCTCTTATGAAAAAAAATTACAATATAGAGTTACTTGATAGTAAATGGAATAATTGGGAACTTAAAACAGAAGATGAAATTAAAGCATCAGATTCAGTATTTTTTCAATCACATAATTTTTTATACTTATAAATAAATAATACAAATAGCCCTTCTGCAAATGCTAGAGGGGCTTTTTTGTTTGTTAAAAATCGTATATTTGTACCATGAAATCGCCATATGTAATTACAATATTTTCTAGAGCTAATATAAGCACAACTCTACTTAACTTATCTATCTTTGTCTCAAGTATTGATAATTTAAGCGGATTAACAATATTAGACTCAATTACAGGGACTAAGGGGATACTTAGCTTCATCGGTAACGGTGTTTATTCGTGTCAATTTATTGAAAATAGTAGCGGAAGACAATCATTTATAGCAAACGATTTCTCGACCCCAGAGTGCATATTTTTTTAGTAAAGAGAATATAAATTATTTTTGTAACTTTGTAGTATGACTGGTGCAGATATTAAACGCATATTTTACTCAAAATATGATGAAATTACAAATGGTGTTATAAGCAATACAAGACTTAACGACCAATTCCTTCAGGCGACAACTGAATACTTTATGCCTTTACTAAGAGAGTACGGTAGAACTGGTGCAATAAATGATGAGTTAAGATGCTTACAAACGACTGTGACCGTAACAAGTCCTGCTAACTACTTAATTGCATTCTCATCAATGCCATCATACCAAAGTTTAACTAGTATAGAGACTACCTACACTGAAAATGGGCAAACATATGTAAAGACAGCTACACAACTACCGTACAACGCTATGAACAAGAGTTATAGTGATGGTAAGGTATACGCTCCTAGATATGAAATTATGGGAACTAATGTAAGAATATATCCAAAATCAGGGACTCTGTCCAAAGTAGATATTGAGTACCTTACCACTCCTCCTGTTATTGACGTGACAAGTGCTACCCAGTTGACATACAGCGACCAGAACGTATCAGGAATAATAGATAAGGTAATGAGTATATACGCATCTTCTTTAGGAGATATGGAAGCTTACAACGTAGCAGAGAGAAGCGAAGTTCAAAACACAAATACAGCACCTAGGAGATAAATAAAATGACTTTATACGAAATAACAGAAACTCTAATAAGAGCAGCAAACGGAGGTAATTTCTCCTCAGATATGAAATGGGATATTCCCTACATCGAAAGTATAGTACATCAAGTTAGGGAGCAGGCTATAATAATTTCGTATAATGGTAATCAAGCTACTGGTGCTAATAAGACTATATCGCCAGATTGGTTGCAGAAGAATACCTACACATCTTTTACTAAAGTAGAAAATGAAAAAGAGCCATCTTATTTAACTACATCAGCACTACCTGTAGTAAGAGTTAACTCTAATCAAACAGGGGTAGCATACCAAGGAACAGCAGGAGCAACACAGAAATTCTACGAGGCACTTACTAAAGGACAAATCAACACTTGGTACACACAAGGATTCTTTAAGAGTAATAAGAGAGTGGCTATACTAAGAACAGGCGAAAAGATGGAAATATATGGCAACACTTTATTGTCTTCTATAAGCGAAGAGGCTATGTATCAAAGACCTGATTTAGTGGCTGGATGGAATTACGATACAAGTAGATACCCGATAAACGAAGGTTTAGTACCAATGATGAAAATGTTATTTGTACAACAAGTTAGACCTGAGATGATGGTAGGTAAAGATAATGTGTCAGATAGAACAATAACTCCATAAAATCCTTAAGCATAATATCAAAATAAAATAGTATTTTTGTGGTCATGGCACAGGACACCACAATTAACTCTTTTGAGGGCGGCTTAAATAAAGACGTAGCCCTAGTATCTTTACCTTCTAATCAATATGACGAGGCTAATGATGTAGAATTTATATCTGATGAAATAGGCAAATTAACGACTCTAGAAGCTAAAAAGGGTACAGGACTTGCTAAGACCACTGTTCCTAATGCAACTCCTCAATTACAGATATGGAGAGTTAAAACTTATAGCGATGCTACTCAAATAGCTTTACCAGATTATGCCAGTACTCAAACTTTTTTTCTAGACCAATTAGATGGTTTAGCACCTATAAGTGTAACTATAGGAGCTGGTGATAATGCTTATTTTGTGTCTACATTAAATGCCGCATTTGCTTCTGCTGGTGTTTCGGCAACAGTAGCGTCAATAACCTTATCAGAATTATATACAACCATCACTTTTAACGGACTATACTCTTACAAAGAATTAAGACAAAGAGTTACATTTGCAACAAGTGGAACTATAATAAATGTAATACCAACACTTATTCAGGAAAAAATTACTACAGAAACTCAATTAGAACCCATAGCTTATGTTAACAGTCAAAACTTGGGTTTTGTATTAAGTGTAAGCGAAGATAATACTATAACCGAGATTGGAGTAGCAGACGAAGATAATAATTGGGCTTATACAAGATTATTAAGAACAAAGAACTTCATAGTAAGCAAAAACCATCCAATTGAAATGTTAGTAGAACAGCAAAACGATGGTGTCTATACTCTCTATTTTACTGACAATACTATCAAAGACAAATGTATATATATACCACCTGCCTTAACTCAAGATTGCTGTCTAACATATACACCTACTAATATTCAAATACCTAGCAAGGGAATATATGATTTAAACAAAACTGACAATCAGACTAATAGTCAATTAATAAATAATATTGGTTACGTTAGCTACAAAAATACTTTAAGTAGTGGAGGAGGTTTATTAACAGGAGGAAAGAGATATACTTGTAGGTTTGGAATAAATGGTTCTAATATAACTACTCAGTGGAGTATATTAAGCAATATTGTTCCTGTTATAGCTGCAAGTGCTGACAGTGGACTTGCTTGGGTAACAGTACAGGGAACTCCAAGCGGAGAAATGACCAGTAAAAGAAATATATTGACTATCAATAACGCTCAGTCAGATGTATTTAACTTTGTTGAGCTAGGAGTTGTTAATTATGCAGGAGAAAATGCTACGTCAGCAGAGTTAATAGGAAGATATGATATACCTTCAAATACCTTTGATATAACTCACACAGGATTAGAACAAACAACATTACTTGATGTAATAAGTTTAATAGAAGCAGAACCAGTTTTATTAAAAGTAAAAGATATAGAGGTAAAGAAAAATAGATTAAATAGAGCTAACGTAGTAGTAGCAAATGAAGATGCTAAGTGGCAAACAATTGCTGAAGGAGCTACAGTAGGTACTCAAAGATTTCAAGATATAGGGAACACAGGGGCTCTTCCATATTTTAGCAATGTTGATTTCTTTTCTGCTAATAAAGGAGGAAGTAATTTATTTAACTCAACTACAGATTGGACTACTCAAAATATATTTACTTCTTCAAGTAATGTTACTGTAGGAAATTCTTTTTATGACCCTTCTACTGGCTACTATACAGTACAAGCGGCTGACGGAAACAATGCCGAGGCAATATTAAGCGGTAGTTTTAATATAGATATTGGAAACGGTATTAATATATATAAAGACATAGCTACTACCGCAGGAGTAGTAGTTGCTGTAACTGCTGGAAATATTGTTACTGGAGGTTTAGCTTCAATTCCATTAGCGGCAGCTGGTGCTGCTGTAATAGCTGACCAAGGGTTTAATGTAAATTCTTTTTTTAGTCTTAGTGTTATGGTCTTTAAGAAAGAGGCTGGAGCGGCTGCTGAGGAATTAGTAATTGAAAAATTAATAGGTAGTAGGGGAAATATTGACGACCAAAGTTCTAATTACCTAGCTTATTTTAATGAAACTGTACAATTATCTTATAATGCAGGTGATAAAATCCGTTTTATGTTTGTATTTTATCAAGGTACAGGAACTGCTAAGTTAAGCACAATGGGTAATAACTTTACTATTGCTATGCATCAAACAGCTAATAGTGGAGCTTTACAATTCAAAGGAACAACTGTAGGAGAATATCAAATTCCATATAACGTGGCAAACAGAGCTGGTTATATGCTATATGAGTACTACCTAACATATGTTAGATTTCATTTAAAGAATGGATATATAACAGCACCTTACCCTTTAGGTAAAAAATATATAGATGCCGCTACATACATAAGAGGGTTGGTGCAGATAACCCCATCAAACGAGTTAACTCCATTTACAGATTTAGATGTTTCTTCTGCAAGAAAAGTATATAATTACGCACCAAGGGTAAGTGGGCTAAACCTAACAAGCGTACTTGGCGAATTAGCTGGTGTTTCATTTGAGAGAAGCGAACCACTTAATACCGTAATAGGTAGCGGAATATATCACAATGCTAGAAAAATAAAAGGTGATATTTATACTTCTGGAACAGGCTACGCACCAAGTACTCCGTATCCAGCAATTGATATCCCTTCGCTTACCTCTGACCGTAGATTATTTGGTTTATTTATATCTAACGATTTGGATAATAACCCTATAAAATATAGTACAGGCGATTATCTTAAATTAATAGGAATACCTTCTGTATTATCTTATAACCCAAATTGGCAAAGCGGACTTAAACAAACTGGAGTTGTTACCGAGTTTTTAGGAGCAGTTCAGGCAGGTAATAACGAAAGAGTTATGTATGACCCTATTACTCCAACAGTAACTCACAGAGACATAGCTATATCTGATAGTCGTAGCGTTAGCTTTAATAGTGTTGGAGATTATTTAAGTAATACAGGTGCGGATAGATATTATAAACCTAGCACAAGTGTTCTTAATACTGCTTGTCAAAATTCATCTGCTGTAGCTATAACTACTTCAGATTATGTTAGAACAAAAAACACAACTGCTGTGGATGATTCTAATACTTATGTAGCTTTTTATATTAGACCAATAGACTTGTCTAGTATTGATTACAGAAATTATAAACCAGTTCCAACAGGAGAAATTATAGCCTTAACAAATGCTTCTAATCCAATAATAACCAGAACTATTTATGGTGGAGATACTTATACTCAAAAAGTAGTAAGAAAAGAATCTTTTTGGTTTCCAAGCCCTTACGATTATACCAAAAACGTAAATACTGTAATTACGTTTTATGCACAAAACAGATTGAATAGTCAATTATTTTATACAAACAATAATGCTCCGTCTTCAACATGGAATTTACAGGGCAGTAGAAGTATATACCAATATTTATTCCCTTTTAAATCAGCAGCAGAGATAGTAGATGAGCAACATAACTTTGATAAAAGCTATATAGGAGCAAATCAGGTAAACAGAATAGCTCCGTACAATGCTAGGCTTCCTTATCCAACAGCTAATCCAACAAGAATTTATTATAGCGAAGAAAAGGCAGTAGGTAGCTTATACGACAACTACAGAAAAATTAAACCTTTAGACTTTGTAGATTTAGAATTAAAGAATGGAGCTATATCAGCAATATATGATATCAGAGACGTTATGGTAGTAATACAGCCTACATTCGTGGGTGCAATTCCTTATGCTGCCGATACATTAATTCAGAGCGACAGTACAGCTAAGATATTAGTTGGTAGCGGAACTGTGTATAGTAATAGGGTATATCCTTTATCAAGCTTTGGAACTAGCTTAAAGACAATGAGCTGTAAAGGGTATAACTCTAATGGTAATCCTCAGGTATATTGGATGTCAGATGATTTTGCTAACTTTAATCGTTATGATTACAGCGGAGTTAAAATATTGAGTTCTGATAACAATATGAGAACTTGGTTTTTAAATAATACAGTTAATATTAAGAACGAGTTTGATGTAAATATATACTATAACACCAAGAAGGAAGACCTAGTAATGACATCAAGAGCAGTTAAGGCTTTTCCTACATGGAATCCTGCAACAACATACACTCCATTTACTTATGTTTCTTATGGAGCAGCAGGAAGATGGAAAAACTTCGAGCAGATTCCTTCTATATACGTTTCTAATACGACCAATACAAACTCTAATCCTTACGACTATCCTAGCGATTGGGCTTTTGTAGACCCTGCTAGTAGTACATTTTACAATATGTGGAGCTTAATCTTTAACGAGAAAAGGAATAACTTCACTACATTTATGAGCCCTTTACAGAAGAGATATTTCAAGCATAATAACTTAGTTCTAACTCCTAGAGGAGTAGACGTTAAGGGTAATATCTATCAAATGGATAATGTAAATGGTAATTATTTGCAATGGTTTCCTTTAGCAGGAAATACAGACTTTAAATTAGGTAATTTTATTTTATCAACCGTATTTAATAAGTTCGGAACAGACAGAAAAATGATTAATGTCAATTTTGAAAGAGGAGATGATGTTGCGGTACAGCCAACAACTGTAACAGCTATAACACCAACACAAAGTGTAGATTTGCCAATTAACGAAACTAGATTAGGAGTAACTTACTACCCATCTTATTACGATAGTAATGGCGATACTCCTTACGGACAGTTCATTAAGATACTTATTAAGAAGGCTTCTTATTTGAAAATAAGGACTATAGCAATGAAATTCAAAAATAAATTTCCATTGAGGATGAAATAGTTGTATAATCAACCAAAAAAAACTTAAATTTGCAATACTAATAATATATAAAAAAAATACTACAATGAGAGGCGATAATAACGAATCAATACTTTTAAATACTTTCCAGAGCGCATTTGGAGCACAAGCAGGTAATTTAAACTTTACAGGAACTTCTCCTTCAGGATTAGGCTCTTGGTCTTCTTTTCAAGTAATAAGCGATACAGCTACTATAGCATCTATCACTATGGACGGAATTGTTAATACTTCTTGGAGTGGTTTCACATTGCCAGCAGGTATGATTGTTTACGGACAAATTACAAATATAACCCTTTCAACAGGTTATGTAAGACTATACGGAACAAACCAAAATCCTCAATAATGTTAGGAATAGGATTAGGCTTAAACAAATTAAGGTCTTCAGGGCTTGCCAATTACCTTGCAGGAGCAATGGTATGGGGTTTTAAATCCAAATTTAAGTGGAATCAAACCTCTACTGATATATGGGGATTTGCTAATCCTAATGATATAGACCCTGAAGCACAAGCAGTCTATAATAGAATTATTGCAGATGGTGGTGTGTCTAATTTGATTCGCCTAAATTATTTTGTAGTTGGTTTAAAAACTATCTATGGTGATTTAGCAAACGTGCCAGTGTGTTACGATGCTCATTGGATTGGGTATAAATTAGGTTCAGGAACAGGTGCAACAGCAGGTCAAGCAGCAGCGAAATTATATAGTTTAACAGTAGCAGGTGATGCAGTTCAGACAACAGCAGCAAGTCAGCCATTGTTATTAGCGCATAATGGAGCAAGTAGTGATAATTATTGGTGGGGTAGTGGGGTAAATGGGAATTTTGCAAGTACTCCAAGTGCAAGTGCTAATCAGATTACAGGTGATATTGAAATAATTTCTTATATTAATTTACCAAATCCGACAGGTTATAATAATATTGTTACTAAAGACGATGCGACATCAAATAGAATTTTTATATTTTCATTAGGTTCAAATGTATTGTCATTTTCTACAAATTTTGGTGCAGGATTGGTTACATATTCTTCAACTATTTCATTACCATCTTCAGTTAATAGATGGATTAGAGTAACAAGAAATTCGAGCAATGGTGAAATTAAGTTTTTTTATTCTGCTGATGTAGTAACTACAAATCCAAATTCAGTAACTTGGATTCAATTAGGAACAACAGTAAGTGGAACAGTAGGTGCATCAGTAACAGGAACTTCTATTGTAGCTATTGGAGCACAAACATCAGCAGGAGTAAATGCAGTCCAAGGTCGTATATATCGTGCAACAATTTCCAACTCAATAGGAGGCACACCTGTAGTTGATTTTAATCCTGCAACATACAACGCAAGTACAAGTCAAACTGCTTGGACAAGTGCAACAGGTGAAGTTTGGACAATTAACACAGGAACTGCAGCCACAGGTTATAAAGGTGTATTGGTGGATAGAACGATAGTTCAAAGTGATGGTGTGGATGATTTTGTTCAAAATGCAACTGTTTTAAGAGGTGATGTATGTTCACAATATTTAGCATATAAAACTGAAAATGCAAGTGCATCAGGTTATCCGTTTATAGATTCGTCAAGTGGTATTTATTTAAACTCTTTTTCTCCTGAAGGTGCTAATATGAAATTATATATGAATGGTTCTGTGTCGGGTTTGCAAAAAACTTTAGGAACAACACTTGCTTTATTTACTGCTACAAATAATCAAGGTGTATTAAATACTTTGCAAAAAAATAATGATACACAAATTTCAAATACTTATACACCTGCATTATCAGGAACAGGAGTAACTATTGGAAAATCGGGAACAGGTTTCTTTTATCAAAAGGGAAATATAAATACTTATATATGTATAACAGGTGTTGATAATTCAACTGTAAGAACTGCAATGTACAACCTAATTCGCTCACTTAATAACAACGCATTCTAATGGAAGATTCAATTATATACCCACGATTCTACAAATGCAAAACACTTGCAAAATTTAAAGAATTAGACACAAAATGCTGTGTTCTTTTAGGCTTACCAAATGATGAAGATACAATTGATTACGCAAATCCAATAGTTGACGTTGATGGTAAAAACTGGCTAATTGTAAATCAAGACACGAGTAGCTTGTTTAGTAAAAAAGAAATAGCTGAAATGATTCAATACGATGAAATAGTTTTACCAAATAATAATATAATTAATTAATAATGAGCAATTTATATAATCAAAATATCGGAATCAACTATAAAGGGATTCTAAACTTAGACACAACAATCAACACACCTTTAGACGCTACTCTTAGGGCGGTTACTGATGGAATGGGTACTTCAAGTCCTTTGCAATTAAGCACAGACCAAGTAGGTATAAGTAGAACAGTTGCTTTAAGTGCAGGTGCTACTAATCCACGTTTATTTAATGAGGTTTATACTATCAATAATAGCGGAGCGCAAACAGGTGCTTTAACAGGATTTTTCTTAAATGCAACTGAAACGGCATTAAATGGAATTACGCATAATTTAATGGATTTGCAAGTTGGTGGGGTTAGTAAAGTTAAGGTTAATAATATTGGTTCTCAAACCTTAGCTTATTCATTGACAGTTGGTAGTAGTTCTGCTCATTATATACAATTAGGTGTTGGACTTGTATTGAGAAGTGCTACTGATGGACAAGCTACTTTTTTAAACGGAGCAGAAACAGGATTTACTCGTATAAATTTAGGCGGCACAACGTCAAGTTTTCCCGCAATTAAACGCAACGGGGCAGTGATTGATTTTCGTTTGGCTGATGATAGCGGGTATGCCAATGTAACTGGTCAAGAATTGGGGGCTAATGTTGGATTTTTTGCGCCAAATTCTACCGAATTAAGAGGAACATATTTAAGAGCAAGGAGTTCGACTTTTATTGGATTTGCAGATTCAACACAAGGCATTGTTTTAGATAGTAGCGCAACTACTCCAAGTGCGTCAGCAATACTTCAAACCAATAGCACAACAAAAGGATTTTTGCCACCACGAATGACAACTACCCAAAAGAACGCCATCGCAACACCAGCAGCAGGATTAGTTGTGTTTGATACAACATTAGCAAAACTTTGTGTTTATACAACAGCGTGGGAAACAGTAACAAGTGTATAATTAAATAAAAAATAAAATGATAAAATTAAATCAAGCAAGTTTCATTTATACAAGCAATGAAACACAAACAAGTAGTAAGGTAGAATTATTAACGGTTAATTATACTAATTATTTAGGCACAAAAGAAGTTGATGGTGTAATTGTAAATCAAGGGTACATTCAATCATTTGTTTACACTGAAACAATGAATTCTATAATGAATGATGTACAAGAGGATTTGGTATTCACAAGTAATATTTTAAATGAATTGACAAATCAATACATTACTAAATTACAGTTATTAAACCCTACAATTACATTTACTAATACTTTATAATTATGATTACATTAAGCGAAGAAAAGTTAAAAGAATTAGATGCATTCTTTCAAGAAATGCCTACTAAATTTGGTTTACCATTATTGCAATTCTTTAGCAAATTAGCTGAAGAGCAAAAGCCAAAAGTAGAAGAAGCAGAAGTAGTAAATTAACTAATAGAAAAGGGGTTAATAGCCCCTTACTATTTTTAACTCAACCAATGAAAGAAATATTTCAAAAATACTCGTTACCAATAGCTGCATATCTTACCAGCTACTTTAGTCCTGCTTTCCCTATGATGGTAGCTATTATCTTTTTCTTAATTGCAGATTTTATTACAGGAATAATGGCAGCTCAAAAAAGAGGAGAAGAAATATTAAGCAAGAAAATGCGCCCAACTATTACAAAAGGAATAGGATATATGGTTGCTATCTTAGTGGCTCATGTCTTTCAAAAGAATTTTTTAGTTGACATAGAGGTACTAAAGATAATAAGTGGATTAATAGCTTTTATTGAGGTTAAGAGTTTAGATGAGAATTTTAGAATTATTACAGGTAAGAGTTTATTTAAACAATTTTTAAAGAAGTAGAAATAGTGAAAGAGATTCCTGCAACAAATAAGGAAGTAGTCAAGGTAGTACTAATCCTTACAGCGTTGTGGTCTATATTTTTTTACATAATACATTTATATGAAAGTAAATAAAATAAATAAAAAATATTGTAAGTAATTAGTACAATTTGCTTATATTTGTATTATGAAAGTTATAGATTTAAAAGGCAAAAAATTTGGGAAATTAACAGTAATAGAGCAATTATTACCAAAAGAAAAAGGATACGCAAAATGGATATGTAAATGCGATTGTGGTGGAGAGAAGACAGTACAAAGTGGTCATTTAAAAAAGGGGGATGTCAAGTCTTGCGGATGTGCAAATGTAACACATGGGCATACAAGAGGAAGAATATATACAGCAGAATATAATACATGGATAAGTATGAAGGACAGATGTTGTAACCCTAAAAATAAAAGATATGACAGATACGGAGGGAGAGGTATTACTGTCAGTAATGAGTGGCTGAATAACTTTGATGTTTTTTATAAAGACATGGGGGATAAACCGACACCAAAGCACAGTATAGATAGAATTAATAACGATAAGGGGTATTGCAAGGAAAACTGCAAATGGGCAACCGATAAAGAGCAAGCTAGAAACCAAAGTTCCAACGTAATGGTACTTAATTTAAATACTGGAATATTTTTTTCGTCTATAAATGAAACGGTTGAAGCACATAATTTAAATAAAAATGTTTTTAACGGAAAACTAGCTAGAGGGAAAATAAAAGATTTTATAAAAATAATATAATATGGAACTAAAATTAATTAGAGAAACAAAAACAAACGATTCTACGATAGGGAAATTATATATTAATGAAATATATCATTGCTATACATTAGAGGACAAAGAACGTGAAGTAAAGGTACAAAATGTAACAGCTATTCCAAAAGGAAAGTATGAAGTAATTGTAAATTTTAGCAATAGATTTCAACAGCAAATGCCATTACTTTTAAACGTACCAAACTTTGAAGGTGTAAGAATTCATTGGGGTAATTATTCAAAAGATACTGAAGGTTGTATTTTGCTTGGAACAACAAAAGCAGTAAATATGATTGGTAATAGTAGGACTGCTTATGCTAAATTTATGTCAATTATAAATAAAGTTGGTAAAAAAGAAAAAATATACATTACTATTGAATAACAAACTTTATTTTAAACCTTGTTAATAAATAAATATATGGCATCAGAAATTTGGCAGAAGAAAGAAGGGCAGAATAAAAATGGAGGTTTGAATAAAGCTGGAGTAGCATCTTACAGAAAATCTCATCCTAATAGTAATTTAAAGACAGCCGTTACTACACCGCCATCTAGATTAAAAGCAGGGAGCGAAGCTGCTAATAGAAGAAAATCATTTTGTGCTCGTATGAAGGGGGTAGAAGGTGCTATGAAGAAGCCAAATGGAGAGCCAACAAGAAAAGCATTGGCACTTCGTAAATGGAACTGCTAACAAAATAATAACAAAAAAATTATGATAGTATTCGCAATCTTATTATTACTACAGACCTGCTTAAATGCAATGTCGGACTCAATAGTGCATCATGATGCTTACAAGAACTACGGATACTTCTTTTCAAAGAAGGCAGCAGAAGCACCTAAGTTTGATTGGTTTCATAGATACTTTCCGATGTTCCATGATTTTTGGCACTTATCAAAAGTAGGTCAAACCTTATGTACCGTAGGAGTGATTTATATTGCTACAGGTTCATTTATATTTGTTGCTGCCATACTTGTGGCAAGAGGCTTACTATTTAATATCGTATACAAATAATGAAAAGAATAACAAAACTAATTCTATTACTGTTAGTAATATCATCGTGCTCAAGTGATTTTTATTTGCGCATGGCATTGAAGAAAAATCCTAAGTTAGGAGATTCAACTACTGTTCTAGTTCCTTACTATAAGGACACTACGATAACATTTACTATTGTGGGGGATACTTCTGACCAAGCAAAGAAGTTTAAGGAATGGTACAAACAGGCATCGGATTCGATGACTATAGCTTTTAATGATAGCTTTGTACAGGTGAGCCAAGTAATTGACTCTCTTGGTAATTTAAAGACTAAGGTTATAAGAAAACCTTTCTTACATACTATTCAAGTAATTATACACGACACAGTAAAAGTGCAAGTGCCACCGAGAATTGTATTACAAGAAAAACAAACCATGTGGCAAAAGATTAAGTCTTATACTATCGATTGGCTTGCTTTTCTTGGTATTATTTTTATTGTTATTTTACTATTTAGAAAATTAGTTAGTATGCTTAGCTAGTCCTATTAGCAGCATTAGTCCTATCCACCAAGAACTTCCACATAGCCTGTAGCTTTGCTAATTTGTCTGCGAATGGGAGCTCTTTAGCTTCTGTCCTAACATTACTGTCATCATACCTTTTAAAGGAGCTACAATGCTCTTGTAGGTGGTAAAAAGATATAGAGGTGTTCTCTTGATGATTCTTCATGAACCTCGCACATTCGTGTCTATCCTTGCACAATCTTCTTGTGTCGTGGTCTTCTGCGTTACATGGTTTAAGTTTTCCCATAATATTATTTTTTATTGTTGCTTTTTTGGTTTTAATATATTTACTGGTTCTTGTCCTTTTTCTATTAGCTTTATATCAACAGACTTGGCAGCCTCTTTTTCAGTAAGGAAGAACACAGCCCAATTATACTTGCTTATTTGAGCCTTATAATAAACTTGTCCCTTATAATCAAATAAAGAGACGTGTGCGTACTCTTCTGACTTACGAATATACTTCTTGTCTTTTTTTGTTCTTACAATTAAGACTACGTCCTCTCTCTTCTCTAATTTTTTAATTCCCATATTTTTACTCCTCCTCCATTTCTACTTCATCTATTGAATGTGATAGCACTAAGAACTTTTCTCCTGTTTCAAGGTTCATTAGTACTATATCATATATTGGTCTTAGCTCCTTCATTGTTGCACCTACTTTTGTGGCATCTATCAGAACCTTCATATCAGGATGTTCGTCCTTTAGTACTTGTATTAGTTGTGTAACATCCATTATTACAGTATAGGTCTAACAAATATTGATATTAATAAATCTCTTTGCTCTACAGCCTTCTCTATCTCTTCCATCATCTTCTTCTGAACAGCAATATCCCTCTTAATTAGCTTGTAGAATATTCTAGCTTCTAGGGGTAAATTTATTTCAATCTTGTTTCCATCATCATCATACTGAGTGCTTGTCAAGTAACGCACTAGGTAATGCTCTTCTACAGGAGAATGTCCTAGTGCCTCATTGGACTTAGATAGAGCCATCATCTGACACTGTGCTTGGTAGAAGTATTCTTTAGGCACGTCTTGGTACTCAGAATTCTTATCATCAAACATCATCATCTTCTGCTCAAAGAACTTCTCTGTAGGGCACTTGATATCTCCACTAGCTATGATAACATCACCATCCATAACTGCGAAGTCGGGAGTAGCTCCACTATTCTCGTTGATAGGATAGTAACGCTCCTCTAGGTATATAGCATTAATTCCTGTTGTTGCAACAAAGTTCTCTAGAGCCTCTGACTCGTTTAGAATACCATGGTCGGTGTGTCTGCTACTGAAAGACTTAGAGTAACCCTTAACACTCTCCTCTGCTTTATTAAATATGTACTTATCCTTGGTAGCACCCTTGCCACCTATGAATAAATTGTGAATACCCGATGCGGTAAATCTTCCTAGTCTCTCGTTGCTTAGCATATGTATTTTTATTTTTTATCTTGTTGATATTGTTCTTCTACTATCCTTTGTTTTATTAAGGCTACTTCTTCTTTGGGCAAGGAAGCTATCTCTAACTCCCTTGCTTGTCCAAATAAATCTTTACTCATATTAGAAAGGGAGGTCACTAGATTCCTCATCATCAGCCACTTTCGGTGCTTCTGCTTTTGCCTTTTCTACTTTTGAAGCATACTCAGGGGCAGGTGCTCCACCTAACTTAGGAACGATAGTAGTCATAACTAAATTCTCTAACCACTCCATCTGTTTTGTGTCATCCCACACCAAAGAACCTTTAACTTTAATCTGCTCCATAGGAGGTAAGCCATTAGGGTTCTCCTTAGGGAAAGCAGTCTCAACCTTGTGTCCTTTAGTCATTCCACCTTGGTACACTACTAGGTAATCCTTGTCCTTCTTGCTAACCTCGTTAAAGATTCTAAAAACCTTTAAGATAACGTCCTTAGAGAAGTCAATGTTTGGTAACTTATTTAATAAGCCCATTGTTGTTCCACCCGAGTACGATAGGTGTAAGTAATAGAAGTCGATACCATCACGAATTGTTACTACCCATACCTTAGGTGCGTAAGGAGAAGGTTCTATGTGTATGTTAACGATTTGACCCGATAATGTGTCAAAGTGTAGTTCCGATACCTCGACACCCATCTTGTTAGTTCTTACTACTGCACCTGTTGTGCCTGCCTTAACCTTCTGAGTGATTTTACCACCTGTAATGTTAAGGTAGTTCTTGATTGAGCCATTAGGCTCTTCTGTTGTTGATAATCCCATCTGTTTTTTTTATTTTTATTTTTATTTAATTGTTAATATTTCAAAGAGTATGAATTCGCCACCCTTGACAGTCTTCTCCTTCTTTACGTTTAGCTCTACGATATCTTTATCGTTAAACTCGTACCTTTTCTGAAGGATGTCAATGAATGGCTTTAGCCCATTGTCTATATCTGCTAGAGGCGATGAGAATCCAAAGACTATGTTTAATAAGTACGGAGGCACACCAACTTTTATTTTTGGTAATAATAGTATGCACTTCTTCTCGTATAAGAGGTACTCTTTTGTCTTGAACCTTTTGCCTTGCCAACACTTATTGACACTGAGCGGTTTTATATCTAACTTTTTCACTACCGATTGTATTCAATTGGTACTATGTTTATACTATCAAAGCCTTCACCTTCGTAATCTAATTCAATGTCAATCTTAAAAGCAAAGGATTTTTCTGCTATTCTTGCGTCACACCAATCTCTTAGGCTTCTTACTGTAATATGGTCTCCATATGTATGAGCCATATCAATAATTTTTTCTTGAGGATTTATTACTGTTAGCATACTAATTATAAATTAAACCATAAGTAATCTAGAATGTATATAGGATACCCTTCTCCTTTGCTACCTTGGATGTTGTAGTCGAAGTACTCGATTGCTTCCTCCCAAGTCATCTCACTATCCTTAATTAGCTTCTCTAGCATAAGTTGTGTGGAGTAGACTAGGATAGTGTCACCTGTACTTTCTACACCTACGATACAATCATCAAAGCCATCAGCCTTAATAATTTCTTCCTCGCTAAACATCTCTAATATGCTTTCAAGGGAAATTGTTGTTGTTGTTTTTTTGTTTTTCTTCATGTGTATGTTATTTTTTTGTCTTTGCAAAGATAATATTTCATATCGCAATACAAAATATATTATTCTTGTTTTGTGGATTTATTTAAATATATTTGCAACTATAGTTTATATAATATGAAAATAAGTAATTTTGAATCTTATAGGGAGAACCCTATGAATAGTGATAGTAAGAGCAGTGCCAAGGATAGTATACGAATAAATAAGAGAGCATTTGCAGTTATCAAGGACTTTAGCACATCATCTTTTAAAGTTTGGTGTTATATAGCCTCGGTTAAGGAGCATAATAATGATGAGGTTCATATCAGTATAGACGACTGCGCTGAGTTCTGTAATTACAGTTCCAAGGTAGCTGTGTATAAAGGAATAATTGAATTATTAGAGGCTAACTTTATATTCAGAAAGACTGGGTCTAATTCTCTTTACTTTGTTAACATTGAAAAGTTGTTCTGAAAATGAGCAGTACAATTATACCAAAGAAAAAACTATGCAAGTGTGGATGCGGTAAACTAGGATACATATGGGCTAGAGGCTTCATTAAAGGACACGAGAATAAAGGTAGTGCAAAAAGGATAAAGAAGGTAAGCGACAAGCAAAAGAGTCGTATAATAGCAAATAAAAGCTACTATGCTCAAGAGATTGCTCGACATATGGAAGAGAACAAGGGACAGTGCCCATGTGAGAACTGCGGTGTTGAGATAATTAATCCTAGTGGAAGGAACGTGAGCCATATTATATCAGGCTCAGCAAATAGTGCCTTGTATCATCATCCCCTGAATAGATTCATCCTATGTCACGACTGCGAGAGGATATGGACTAACGAGGATAAGACAAAACTAAAAATCTACCATAGCTCCGAGGAACGTATGATAGATTTAAAGAATTTCTACTACACCACAATGATGGTCTAGCTACCACAAGATAAACACTCATCGTCATCCAATTCGGGACGTAGTGCAATCTCAGGATTTAGCTTTAGCTTTAGTTGGTATATCTCATCGTGGATTTCACCATCAATGAATAGGTTGCCAACGAGTTTGGTTTTTAGTTCTGCTATCTGCTCTTGTATTGTCATATTATTATTACCTCCATTTTGTTATTAAGTTATACTTATCTTGGACTTCCATCCAAACTTTATACTTTACATCTCTTGAGCCAAGGTCTTCTATATTCTCAATATTCTTACATTGAGCCAATATACTAGTATGGTCGTATGTATGTATAAATAATTCTCCTATAGCTTTTAAACTTAGCTTAGTATGTTTTCTTACTAGAGCACTAAAGCACTGCCTAGCAAATGTTAAATCATGTTTTCTGCATACTCTATCATATTCCTCAAAACTAATCCCTAGCACCATTCTAACAGCATCTTTGGATGCCTCTATAGTTTGCACCTCACTCAACTTAATTCTATTTGGTAAAGGGACGTGCGTATTCCACCACATTGCGTAAACTCCTTTCATACTAGCTTAAATCCTCCTCGTGTTCTGGGTTTATTGGTTTGTAAATGTTCTTGGTCTTCGTGTTTTTCGGTGGCAGTATCGTGTCTACTATATCCTTTGCCATTGCTATAGCAATCTTTTCTAGGCTCTTGCCACCAAGACCTCCGCTATTGTTTAGTGCGTACAAGCAACTAGGGATGTAGTAAGTTACTAGATATTCTCTATAACTTTCTTCTGATGCGAAATCATTCTTTGCTTTCATTATATTTATTTATTATTTTTTTAATTGATTTGAATAGAATGCGTGTAGCTCATCTTTATTAACAACCTCTAAATCATTCTCATTACAGTAATGAACTGCTTTCTGAGGGTCGCTAAACCTAATGCTCTCACCCTTGCTTATTGGGAATACATACGATACCGTTCCTTTAGTCACTATCTTAACCTTCATTATTTAAATTCTCCTACACTGTTTTTAGGGCTATCTAATAGCTTAACTTTCATTCTATCTGATATGAATAGCACTTGTCTATCTAAAGGGCTTAAATCAACGTAAAAATCTACTGTATGGCTAACCTTTGGCTTAGGATATTCTGCTCTTAATATATCACTAGCTACTTTCAACTGTTCTGATGTTGCGAATTTAATCATTCTCATATAATTTAATTATTAACTTTTTGACTTGTTTCTTGAATTCTTCGTGGTGCTTTACTCTAACACTTATTGTCACCCCTTTAACCTCGAACCCGAAGCCCTTGCGCCCCGAGTTCTCTCTCTTACCACCCCAACTACCTTTGTTTTTTATTTCCATTATAATATTATTTCATTAAAATACTGTGATACTTTGTAGAATACGGTGTCGAACTCTTTTTCAGTAATAATCTCCCACTTACCATGCAAGGCAATACTTACTGACACCTCGGTAATACTATTATTACCAAACTTTGATTGACACACTTGAATGACCTCACCTTCACTTATTATCTTATAGAAGTAAATATCACTATTCTTTACATACATCGGGAGACTCATCTCAACCATTTCCGTTACTGTTTTTCTTATTTCTACTTTCATATTGTTTATTTATTTTTATTTTTATTATTTTTTATTATTTATTGAATGCTACTAGGTATATGTAAAAGAATAATATTAATCTACATATCCACATTACTATGTGAAACTTTATCTTGTGTATCATTGTTGAAGACTAATTAAATTGTCCTCGTACCATCCGTACCACATATTGAAACTATCTTGGATAAAGTCCTTATACACTAGGTATTCTGGGTCATCCTCAGATGGCTGATACATATTTTCTTCTTCATCTTCTAGAATGTCTCTAAACTCATCGAATACTCTCGCATGAGCAAGTTCACAAGCTACTTCTATTACACTTATGGTTATTAATTTATTTGCTGATTCCATCATTTGTTACTATCGTTAATTGTTTTAATTAATGTTCCTACCATAACCGCTAGGATTATGAATAGGCTAAACTCTATTATTTCTTCCACAATACTATTCTATTATATGTATTCTATTTGAGTCAGGAATTTCAGTGACAAACAACTTATTGTCACATCTTCTGAATAGTTCATCATAACTAAATTCGTATTCTTTAATCCTCTTGATATCTTCTTCACTCTTAGCATAGAAGAATTGTGTTCCCATGTAGTCTCCATTACAAATATGAACGACTGCGAATAATTTATTACTTTCCATATTATTTTTTATCTCTCCTTTTTTTTTATTATTTTATTAAATTGTTGATGGTGTTCTCTGAGCTAGTTTATCGCATTCTTCTTTAGTTATAAAGCCATACCTACAAAATGAATGCATGATAGAGTAGTTAGTGTGGAATATCATATCCATCCCACATCCACTTATTGTAAAGTAACCATAGCTATTTTTACTTTCCTTGTACCCTAGGGCTCTGAATAAGCAAGAATAATTCCTTTGATAGTATTCGTTATTGTTATGTGGGGATTTCTCACAGCTAGTAAACTTAATCTTTCTACTCATGCCACTTGAAGACACCGACCCGATTACGTTAATCATCCTGTTTTCTTTAACTGCTTTAACGTATGCCTCTGCGTCAGATATAAAAGTATCTACACTGTAGTAAGGCACGTTGTTTATGTCTTTAACTAAAGAAGTGTCAGACATAATGTTTTCTTTGATTCTTTCAATTTGATTTTCCATGATTGTTATTTTTTTTTAAACTAATTCTTCAATAATTCCTATACCTTCACTTGCTACTAATACTGCGACTGCTATCTCAATATCTACTACCAATAGTATGTAACCTACTATTCTTATTACTGATTTAAATAGGCTTATTTGTAAGTGCCTCTTTGCGTTTGGATGATTCATATTTTTTCCTCCTTTTCTTCTTTTATTAAATAAATGTTATTTTCTTCTATCCACTCATCGACTACTCTCTCTGATTCGTCTATGCATGAACCCATTTCTCCTAGTCCAAAGTCCTCATTGGACATCAGTGTTTCGTATATTTTATATACTAATTTGTCGTAACTTTTTTGCGTTATTGTATCCATACTTTCTATTATTTTTTTTTATCTTGGTTCTAAATCTTTATTTACTTTACTAAATGGCAGTGCTGATATTAACTCACTATACCCTATCTCTACTAGCTCCTCTATAAAGTCAGTAGCTAGTAAGATTGATTTTGCCCTAGCCTCCTCTGATAATATTTTTAAGTAACCATACTCCAAGTCAATAGAGTCGATATTATCTCTGATTAGCTTGATTTTATCATAACTATTTAGCTCCTCGATATTAATGTAGTTTATAGTAGCAAATTCATCGAAACAAACATCGCTAATTATATCGCAATAAAAATCGTGCTCACTTAAATCTTCATTTACTAAGGCAAAGTCTAGCAAAGCACCTAGCACATGACTATCCTTACCTAAGGCAGTGAAGTTTGACGTGTCCTCAGCCCATTCTACTGCACTATTAAATCTAAAAGATATAAAGCCATCCCTAGAGGTGTATCTTTGTTTTAAATAGGTGTCAAAAGCATCGTAATTACTATGTATGTATGAAACAATACCATCTACTATAGGAACAATATTCACATCTATAGAATCATTCACAAAATTGTAGTAGTTAGGGGAGATGATAGTCTGATATTTTACCGACTCAACTAATCCTAATTCTATTAACTTGCTCTCTATCTCAGATGTTATTGCTACTGCTACCTTTTGTCTATAGCCTAGCCAATCTACATCCACCTCATCTGCATCTACCTCATGGTATTCACAAAAACTATCTAACTCACTGTCTCCATCCCATATTGTACCATAGAATCCTCTGAATAATGGCAACCATGTATCGATTGCTTTTGCTTGACTATCCATATACCACCTCCCCTAAAACTATGTACTGAAAAACAACATCACTACTAGTGGCATCTCCATCTTCCTTTAGCTCATTCTCTAGAGCCCATGCATCAGAGCTATTAGCTAGTAACTCTAGCCTTTCAATTAGTGTGCTTCTAGTGATTACTCCTAGCACTACATCCTCATCCTCGGCATCGTTTATCTCCACCTCTACGTTATGCTCTAGAACTGCCTCTAAAATGGCTGATGCAATGTAAGGATAATTTGACTTGGGCACTGCTTGTCTAACCTTCTGAACTTGTTCATCGGTTATGTAGTACCAATAGTTACTTCCACCCTCTAAAGCGGTGGTAAAGATGTTATCTAAAACATCCTTGCTGATTTTTCTTTTGATTGTAATTTCCATGATTGATTTATCTCCTGTTTTTTAAATTATGATTTTGTACTCCAAGCAAGTGATTCATTACTATTTAAATCACAAGCAATCTCTATGTTGTTTAAGTGTGTTATTGCGCTATCGCATTGAATAGTTGGCTTATTGAATATGTCTGAAGCATTGATATTAATAAAATCTCTTATAAATACTTGGTCTTCTAGAATAAATCCTAATCTATGCTTTAAAGACTCATTCTCTACTCTTAAAAGGTAGCCTAACTGTGAGAGCATTTGGTCTTCCATGTTTACATTCTTAATAATAAACTCCATGGTTTCGCCATCGATGTCTATAGTCTTTAACTCATTAATTGCATTGTGAACGATATCTCTAACACGTTTGTCATTCATGATGTATGTGCCACTATTTAAGAATTCCTGTCTATCTTTATAATCTTTGTAGAATAACTCCATGCAATCTAGCTCAGACATTGTATCCACGTTAAACTTGCTCTCAGCAAATATGTTATAGACTTCAATTGCTTTGTCCCAAATAATGTCTAGCTCTCTAGTGTTAACACCAATGATGTTAGCCATGCAGAATACACCATACGAATTATGGTGATTGATTATCACTTCTTCAACTACAATATCTTCATCTTCACACTTTACATTGTATCTGCCAATGTTTAAATGGTTAATGATAGCTTGAATTTGAGCACAGTCATCTTCCGCCTCCCATCCCTTGCCTAAGACATTTTCTGCTACTTCTTCTAGATTGTTAATACCCACGAATGCGTTGGTTGAAAAGTAATTTCCTTCGATTGATTTTTTAATTTGATTGTTTGTCATAATGATTGTTTTTTTTTAAGTGATTAATTGTTTAAGACAATTGGCGATTAAACCAATTGTTTCGACTATTAAAGTCTCGTCAGCTAAACTCTATGCGAAAGTGAATATTTTATTATCCACAGTATTCTCGTTTACAAATTTCATAACCTCATCAAATGCAAGATTATTCATTTTGTATCCACCACCACTAACCAAGTAGTGTAGTTTGTCGTTCTCATCCTTTGGCGCACTAACGTGATTTGTGTAACGTGTAACGGCATTAAACAATCCCCATATCGTTTTACCTTCCAAGTTAATCTCGGTTTGTAAGGAGTCAGCAAAAGCGGTCACTTGGTTTAGCTTTCTACTGCTCACATCTTTTTTGTTTGTAGTCACGTCAATTGTGAATAACTTTCTGATTACACGTTCTACCATCTCATCTTTTAACTCGATATCCGCCATCTTTTTAAAATTACCCATCAATACTTCATCTAGATGCAAAGCCTTGCGTAAATCAGCCATGGCAGTCTCAATTCTAGACTTTGCTGATTCAGTATGTCTGAACTTGTCTAAATCTTTGTAGGCACGATGGAAAGTATTTTTGCATACTACCACTTGACTTGTTGACCCGAATCCGATGGATGCACTACCATCGTTAGAATTCAAGGCAGTAATCCATCTCATGATAGATGATTTGCCTATGTACATAGATGGTAATGCGGCTTGTAAGTAAACCTTCTTACCACCATCTAATTCTCCACCTCTCGTGGTTTCTAAACCGATGCCTTCAGTAGCTCCTACAATGGTTTCTGCTAACTCCCAATTCTGCATTGGCACATAACGATTACCTACACTGCCTAACCATGCATCAGTATCGTTTCTGAAGATACCAAATGTCTCAGTAGCTTTGCCATCTTTAGCGATTAACTCTTCTTTGCTTACTGACCAATTTAAATTAGTGCTTTCTAATAAATTGAAAGTCTTTTCTTGGATTGATTGATTGTTGTTTTTCATGTTGTTTATTTATTTTTTTAATTGTTTAAGACAAGGCTTTTATACCTTGTTTCGCATATTAAATGCTCATCAGTTAAACTATTGGACATTGTCTCTATAATAGTTAGCTATACTTATTACTTCCAATGCTAACTGCTCACTAGACATCTTTGCCAAGCTAACTACATCTTTTACTGTCTCGAATTCGTCAGATGCTAAATCCATAATAGCATCAATTAATTTTTCTCTTATTGTTTCCATGTGATTTATCCTCCTATTTTAATGATTGAATAATAGCCATCAATGAATTCATTATTAATTGAATCGAATTGATAGTACTCGTTAACTCTTGCTTGTGCCAATTCCAATGTAGGAAATGCACTAATAATACTGCCGTTTGCAGTGTTTTGAATGATGTAATTTGTCATACTATTTAATTGTTTTTTTTTTAGGTTTGATAAAATATGCTCCATTTGGGCTATATACTTCGTAATTCATAGCATCTGCTATCTTAGTTAAATCTAGCAGTCTTTGAGCTATTTGCTGAGGAAGAAATGAGTACTTTGTACCTACATTCCACTGCTCTTTTTTACTGCTCTGCTCCTCTAAGCACTTATACTTATTGAATTGCCATTCCAATTCACATTTCAATTCTCTAGCATTCTCGCAGTCATTTATTATACGTTCTGCAAATTTTGTTGATGCTAATGATGGACTGTTTTTTAATCTTAAGAAAGATTCCTTTTGAGTGATTGTTTTCATAGTGATTTTGATTGTTTTTTAGTGATTGATTAATTAATTATTGTGAGCACAAGTCCCATGACTCTAGCTCGTTTACTCTTTTAACATTTAAGCCTAATTCCTTATAGATGAAATTAGCTAGTTTGGTATTACCTACAGTGCCCTCAGCTATCTGATTTGTGCCTATAGATGCTACAACATCTGATGTGCTCATGCCTAATATCCTACTGCAAAATTTAACATCTTGCCCAAGGAAGAACTGCTTTACATATTTTTTGTTGTAAATTACTAATGACCAATTGTGACAAAAGCCATATTCCGATGTGATTAAGATTGTTTTCTTCATGATATTTATATTTAATTAATTGTTTTTGAGCATAGCATAGGAATCGAACCTATGCCTTGAACCATTTATGCTATGAAGTATTTTCTATCGTAAAATAGTTTACCATCTACTCTAGTATATTCCTCAATATTTGATAGAAACATAAAGCCACGATAACTATTTGCAGTATGTAAAATGTCGGTTAACATCTCACATAAACCTTTTTTATATTCTTGTGAGTGATGCCATAGTGATAACTGATAGTTAACACGAGTAACAATAGCTACTATTTGCGCAGTTTTTTTAGGTTTTTTATTCATGTGATTTAAGTTTAGTTATTAATTCATTAATATAATTGATTCTTTTTTCGCCAAAATTAAAGCGAATTGCCATTGTTAATTGCGTTTGCAATTCTTCTAGAGACAATAACTCTAAAGTTCTAGGTGATTCTAATTCATTGTAGTGATTCATATGATTGATTGATTTTTTAAATGTGATTGGTTAGCCAATAGATGAATCGACATCTGATGAATTCCAAATTAATTGGCTAATATATTTTATTAATGGTCAAAATTATTTACTTGTTAGGCAAATAATAAAAACATCATGGTATTTCCCTCCATGATAGGTTTATTCGATTGATTCGTAGCCTATTATACGATATCAGTATCTATTTTCAACTGTATTTCAGTGTTTATTGGTTTATAGTCGTAAATGATTCGAGATTATAATAGATTCGCAATGTTTCACAACAAACTAACTACTATAATAACTTACTCAATGATTAGCATCTTTATGTATACATACTAATTGACTAAAAGAACGATATTTTCGAGAATTTTACTGCTTGAAAACATTGGCAATATACGAGCACTATCTATAAATGCAAGCACTATTCAAGATGAAATTATAATTATTTTTCAAGTGATTGATTATCAAGATGATTATTTTTAGTATAATTCAAGATAATAATGCAAGTAGCTAATAATGAGGGGAATAAAATATAGTGTTGATAATCAATGATATAGCAAGTAGTATTCAAGAGTAAAAACTAAATAGCTGAAAATGAGCACTATAAGTTAATAAACTGAATGTGAGGGAATTGCATTACTGAAAATGAGCAACAAATAACCAAATTTTAGGCTAAATAATCAGATAAATTGAAAGGGAAATTATAACGTCTAGAGAGCAGTATAACAATGTCCAAACTGATAGGATATGTTCTATAACCTTTACGCAAGTTACTAACGAATGACGATGGAAGATTACAGTCTAGTAATAGTCTATATACACTAATGTTTTTAGCTAGGCACAATGCATCGATGTAACGTAAGAATGCCAATTGTCCATCCTTGGTTAATTGCTTCCGCTCTGCGCTTATTTGCTTGGTCATTAATAGTAATAGTGTTTTAGTGATGCAATGATAAGGATAAATTGACGTTATTAGTCTCTTTTAGGCATAAAAAAATCATGCTCTCAAAAACTTGTCTCCGAGCGGTGAGCAATTGGCATTTTGCATCTGACATTCAGCAGTTTATATTTTGACAAGGATTTTATAATGTGCTGATTATCATTCAACCATTTCATTGCATCTTCGAGGATTGTATGCTAGATATATTTACCCATGCGAAACGTTCCTTTCGTATAGTACAAACGATGGAAGATGCATCTATGTTTATGCTTGTATGGTCATTGGCTTTGCTCAGTTTCTTTGGTTTCTATTTACCAAATTATTATTATTTGTATGTAGTATGTATGTGTAATGGCTTTTAAATCAATGTGGTAGCAGTGGTTACGATGGGATGGCGGGTATTTTTTTGAGCGGATTTTTTTTTGTAATTATTATGGTTACCGCACATTTTCACCACCATACCCTCTTTTCAAGAATGCACGCACCTGCACGCACAAAAAACCCACCGCCCTAGTTGTCAGGGGGTGGGGCTATTTAAACGGG